TGCATCTCCTAGCCTTGCACAGAAAGCGATTGTTAATCGCCTAACTGGCATTACTCATCGCCACCCCCGAACTAGCATGCTAGTTGGGGGCGTGTGTACAACCTGACCGAGAACGGATTCTCTTCACCAGAAGGTGAAGAGACATCCCGACCTCGCTCGAACTCAGATGACCGACCAGCTTCTGTAAAATATCTCAGAAGCATGGACCAGCCATCGATGTTCTTGTATAGCATAGGTGACTTGACGTAGCGAACTAGCCACTCCCTCTTTTGGAGGTCGTGATTCGTGCGCCATCGTTTGGGTTTCTTATGCTCGGGTACATACCTTAGACTTGGATATCTATTACTAGACATCTCATCGTCCGGTATATCGCCATAAAGGCGATGTAGCTGCTCTACGATATAATCGTAGGTATGGTAGTACTTCTTATCCCAGAATGAATTAGCGTAAGCTATCCAACTGGTATAAGATTCAGGGCTGGGTGATGATGACCAAACCGTCCTCAATCGGGTCGGTGTGACATCGGAGCCTTTGAAGGCATCCATGCCACAGGATTCTCGGAAGAATCCTTTGATGCAACTCTTAGCACGGTTAACTTTTAACCCAAATGCTTCGAGTAGTTCGATTGCGTCCCCCACGTAGTGGGAAGGTACAATCACATCATCTCCGTACACTGCAATACCCTCGCGGGTATCTGATTCGGTGTCACTGACTAGCGGAGCGGTAAGTATCGCCCAGATGCACAACGCCATAATAGGGAAGCATAAAGCACTTCCCATTGGCGCGAACTTCTGAAGCGGTAAAACAGTACCGTCCGGTAGAACAGTCGAGGAGCTCCTACAACTTAACAGATACATAGAAATATGTTCTGGGAAGAGTAGGCGAACTAAACTAACAGTTATACGATCACTTGCCTCTTTCAAGTCAAGTGTCGCATACTCCCCGTTCAGAGACCCAAGAAGGGCTCCGAAACGGTTTGTCTGTTGGTTGCTGAAGAAGACATTGTGCTTTGTAAGCCAATGTTCTTCTACATGCCGAACAATAGCCCTACCTAATCCTTGTTGAATCCATTGATAATCAACGGGTTCGCAAGAGATCAGGCGAGGGCCGCGCGAATCTTTCGGAACTAGAATAACTCTAGCCGGGAGATCCGAGTCAGTTATCGCGTTATCGCGAAACCGATCACAAACGTGCCCAAGACAAGCATAAAAATACTCGTCGAGTGGGTATCGGTCTGTGATCTTCGCCGAAACATTAGTCCATAGATATTTAGACCAGAGTTGTTGCTTTGTTGCAACAGCCCCAGGTCCGTGTCTAGGGACGATGTTCTTCGGGTCAAAACTAGCGAATAATCTTGAGAGCAAGATTCTCGCCTCGCGCACGAGATGCAAGTTGGGGTTTCCTTCGGAGCAAACCAAAGGATCCCTCCAACTTTCCTTTGAAGCCATGACGGTTTCAGAGGGGATCGCCAACACTTCTTTTTGAAAGCGCTGGTAATCAACAGTTCGTGATATTCGTTGCCGTTGATGTCGGCGTAGATATCTACGTCGGCAATGCGGATCGAATACTTTAATAGACTCATAGATTTTATCTAATTTGTCTGTTATTGTCGTGAGTTCCGTCTCAGTCTGTTTAAACTGATCCAGAACTTGTAGTTCAAGCTTCTCACTGTACGGCAACTCATACTTATAAAATAAGTATAGAATTTGTCGTAACGTTGAGACACACTTGACGCAAGGAATCTGAAGGGGTGTTCCATCTTTGTTTAACACTTCATTAAAAAGTTCACCAAGAAACCTTGGCAACTTACTTCCAGGTTGAGTTTCAAACCTCAACTCAGAAGAGTTTAATGGAGTGTCTAAAGAAAGAGCCTTATCTAAGCTCTTTCCCAAAGATGGTAAGGTTTTTGTTAAAAAACCAATCCCTTCGGACCGTAATCTAGACTTTACTTTATTAAGAGTAAGTCTACGACTGCGACAGTTGAACACAGCTCCATGCGACGTTTGGACGTCGTGTAGGAGTGCGTCGATGAGTTTAACTAACTTATCTAGGCTCTTAATCGATGCCATATGGTAATCGATCCTAGAGCATGCACACACCTACACAACTACTAAACCTAACTAATTAACGTACAATGAAGCACATTAATAAGTCATTCCTACCATCAATTCCTAACGGGACGAAAATGAAACGTCGAGTTAGGGCGATATTAGGAACATCACTCGCAGATCAACCAACACATGTCGTTAGTGGCATTGATTACACAGGCTTAGCCATAGATACGGACGCGTCCAGAGGACTTACGGTTCCACCTGATGCATTCTTATGCTACATTTCTGTAGACGAGAATACAAGGGCAGTTCCGGTCCACGGACTCGGCGTTCCAGGCTGGGCTGATGTAATATGGTGCGTTGACGGCAGCGTATTCGGCTAATCTGTTAGCTAGGTCATCTAACGACCTCGCAAGAAGTGCCAAAGATTCGTTAAGACCAACATGACTATATAAATCATGTGAATCCAAAACGAATTAGGCGCATCAGGCGGGGTATCGTCAGAAGGAATGTCTGGCGTAACGTCATTCGTATACATAGCAGAATTAACTGTTTATATGCGAACTGGGGATTAAAGACCCCCGTTTACCAGAGTAGCAGCTCCGTTACCAGTGCAATCGTAAAGGATTGTAGTCGATGCGCCTAAAGAGGCGCAAAAAGACATCAATTCTGCGAGTACATTGGTTGCTTCCGTATTAGCGAGCAGGGCTCCCACTGGGAAGTCCAGCACGGTATATGCGGAGACGGTAACAAGGGACGCCGAATCAACGGTGGATACGACAGTTTTGTCGAATCGAACCACTGATCGTCGTCTTTTCTTGATACCGACCCCCACTTCTTGATGGCTGATGTTCAGCCGGTGGGGAGTAGCAGGCGCTTCAGTTATCTGAGCGAATTCTGC